CCACAAATTTGTTATAATTCTATCGTATGAATCTGCGTAATATTCAAGAGCTGCTGATATATCGTAATCGTCAACTGCATTAAATGATTCTTTTGCTCTACCGCCATTCTTAAAAGAATATAGGCCAACCAATGCGACTGCGTTTTCAACTTTATGAGACGGTTTATTATAGAATGAATCTCCATCCCACATACACCAAGCGGTTTGGTCAACTACATCTTTTGATAATAAAAAATCTGTTCCTAATGGCATATCGTTTTCAAGAATAATAGCATCGCCTAACCATACAGCAAGAGGTAGTTCAGGATTATCTAATTCGTTTATACCAACCTTAATTGCATCCCTAGGCCCATTAAGAGAACCTTGTTTTACTAGTTTAATATCAGGATGGCGAATAGCGCAGTATTCTCTTATATCGTCAAACTCTCCATCTACGATAACTATCTCTTTAACGTTAGCAACTTTACGAGCTTGTTCTACAATATAGTCAAGACATGGTTTACCATTTACACGTACCATAATCTTTGATGTGTTCTTTGATAAAGGTCTTAATCTTGTCGCTGAACCTGCGGCTGGTATAACTAAATTAATATTCGTATTCATCATAATATATTCCTCCTTCTATATGGTATGTATGCAAAGTGGTATCTAGTTCATAATCGTTTGTCAAATCCCAGAGATTATGATTTTCTAAATACTTTTCGATCTTTTTAATTACCGAATCGTCTGAGCATGCAATATCCCAATTATATTCGCATGGGTCATATACGTTTTCCATATCGTATTCCCATAATGAATCTAATTCCAAATAACCAACATCTTCGCCAGGAATAATAATTTCTTCTAGCTTACGTACACCGTAGTCAGTTAGCATTTCGTCAAGAGTTTCATATCCCATATATTCGGCGAATGCTTTTATTTCAGATCTTTTTGAGGGGAACGGCATAATGAATTCACCGCCTCTCCATGTGATGCAGTGTTCAATGAATACATCTACACCGTCAATGTTTCCTTTGAAGTTTTCTATTTCATAAACAGATTTTTTATGGCGATTGCCAATTTTATAATATCGCATAATATAAACTTATATTTCAAATTTGTAGACTGTATTATACACCAATTATTTAAAGATGTCAACAGTTTTTTTAAATAAATTCGTAAGTAACACCAGCTTCGTCAAAGAGTGAAGCAGATAGTTTAAAAGAATCAATCCATCGTTGAGGGAAGTCTAGTTTTGGCATGACTATATGTTTAATACCGACTTGGATAACACCCTTTGCGCATTCAGAACAGACAGGTAAACCCCATACGAATAAAGTAGATCCATGTAATGCAGTACCACTATAAGTAGCATTATATATTGCATTCATTTCAGCATGGACTACGTATTTGTACTTAAGTTCTCTATCGTTTAAACGTTCCTCTTGATCTTCGATGTTTTTAGGAAAACCATTATAGCCGGTGGCAAGAACACGGAGATGGTCATCAATAATAACTGCTCCGATTTGTTTACTTGGATCTTTACTCCAAGTGGAGATTTCTCGAGATAACCCAAGAAATCTAGTTTTCCACTTATCATTCATATTAAATATCTTTCTTTAATCGTTCAATGTAGATAGTTGCATCCATTAACTCTTCTTGTAAATGAGTTAACCAACCATGTAAATCAACATCATCACGAGTAGTATCAACGCCATACTTTTCAAAACCAACTCTTGCACGAGATTCATACTTCGCAATGACTGACTCTACATTAGGGTCAAGCGATACAGATTTATGATCTTCTATTGCTCGTTCCATATTAAGGAACAACTCAACATCAGATGTATCGTTTGGGTTTAAACCAATTGCGTTCATTTTACGAATACGTTCACTCATGCGTTCAGTGTAATCGTTGTGTACTTTCTCTTGATAACTTCTTCTGTCAATCTCATCATAATATTCGCTTCCTGGCATTATTCACTCTCCTCATCTAAACTATCAATATAACGCTCCACTGCTTCGTTTGCTTCATATAATGCCTCAGCGTTTTCAGCTACTTGTTCTGTCATTTCCATATAATCTTTTGCGTTTGTCATTTTTAAATCACTCATTATAATAACTCCTCACTTTTTTCAATATTTTGTACCTACTAAGCCCAGTTGCTTCCATTGCGTCTTTGATACAACCATATTCTACACCGTCAATAGTAACAGGTTTGGCTGAACTATTACCGGCACCTTTCATGGCAGCAGAAGTCCCTGGCTTCGGTACACCTTTATGTTTTTCGCTCAATCTTTTTTTAATTTCAATTGCACGTTCTTCACCAAATATTTCTTCATAGTTTTTACCTATGTTTGATTTAGAGTATTCAACAATACCGTGTGCATGTTCTGATTTACCATACATTGGATTGTTTTCGCCTTTCATTTTTTCAGAATGATCCGGCCGTTCCTTTCCTCTAAAACCGCTACCACACATATATCTTTGTTCTGGCGTTAAAGTTTTACCATACATTCCATTTTTTTCGCCAGGGAATGAACCACCGATTGCTTCATTTTTCATGTTATACGACATATCATCATTTGCCGCGTCTAAAGCTTTTAACATCAATTCTTCTTCGGCTCGATAATTTGGACCTTCGTATAATATTTCCATGTCGAATGATTCTATACCATGTTTCTTTTTTGCACGTTGCCAGATTAAGCCAGAACCAGTATAATTTTGTTTGTTGCCGTTATGGCTTCCAATATAATATTTACCAGTTTCTTTATGTGTGTATTTGTAAACGTATCCCATTAGGTGTCCTTGATTAATATTGTTTAATTTATTTATAATCAAAAACACCGTCGTTAGTTAAATATTTTCATATTTTTTTACATAGTCAGATTTAGAAATATGAATTTCACCTGTTTTATCATAGTGATCTAACAAATAGAAATTTCTTTCGTAACAATGTAAATTTTGGACTTGCCAATAGATGTTACCAAGCGTGAGTGTAGGATTATCAATATTACAATAATTAATATCCGTAACAAGCCGCTGTAAAATGTATAATTGCCAAGCGTAATCATTTCGATAACCTGCCCAACAATCATTGCTTCTCATTTGTACTACACAGTGCAATTGGTTGTCTCGAATATAATAAGTAACTGCATTAGTACAAATGAAATCGTTTTTGTTTTGCGCATTATAGTCAACCCATATAGAAGGTCGATTATAAATCATAGCAGCACGACGACTATCAGGATTCTTTACTAATTCGCTAAGAGCGTTATTGTACTGTTCGTTATATTCAGGACTAAAAATCAATGTACCATAATTAGAATTGATTTCACCATGAGCATTAGCAGAATAAGCCCAAGCAGCAGGTTTCTTACCATAGAACTTAGCAAGAGTTTCGATATTAGTACTTTTACTATTGTACCACTGAATTTCAGCATCAATGTATTCTTGGTTTGGTTTTCCAAAAATTGCATTTTCATCTGCGATAAAAGAAGCACCAATAATTTCAATTGTCTTGGCACCAGTTTTATCGGTAGTAAACCTTCCATTTTTGTATTCGTTAAGGAATGTATTACGAATATCTTCGACTAACATAATTATAACCTCTTTTCAATTTTGTTTAGATATTGTATCACAGTATCGTATAGTTTGTCAATACCTATTTCCGATATATTGATTAATTTTCTGTTTCTTGACTTTGATTGACTGTACGCTTGGACAAAAGATTCCCTTGTTTCTTCGTATTCTTCCTTTGATTGTTCAATACTATCGCCATCATCACGAGACATAATACCTTCATATGTATCAGTTAACACGATAGTAACAGTATCCGTATGACAAGAATCAATTTTAAATATTTCATTAGGATCCATGTTACGATACTTTTTACCGTACACAGTTGCACCTAAATGGAAACGATCGAATATGATATCCCATCCATCGGAATCAAGATGTTCTGCATTCGTAAACATCAGTTCATAATGTTCTAATTCCCATAGATTAGGATCATCAACTTTAGGAGGAGATGTTGAATGGTGTACAAGAGTTTTAGTCTTGCTAAAATATTCTTTGCGGAGGTTCTTGATAAGAGTGGACTTACCGCAATTGTCCATACCTTCAATAATTAAAATCATAATATACCTTATTGTAATTGATTAGAGAAAGGTAGTTCATATCCTTCCTTTAAGTATTTAGCAGTTAAAGAACGCTCAACATTTCCGTGGACTGGAACATATTCAACAGTAACTTCACCTGTTAGTGGACATTCATATTTCACTTCAGATGGTGGAGTAAATACCGCGTATACCTCAATCGTTTTATCAGTTAGATTGTTTTCGTTTAATACTCTGAACATTCTTTTATTTGTACCATCACCGCGAGGAGTAATTCCATTCTTATACATACCTACACGACCATTCCAACCAGTTTTACCACCGGCTTTACCAATTTTCATTAGTTCGCCATCGACTATCATAAAGTAGACCATGTCACAGCACAAGTCTTTCCACTTCATGCCTTCCGCACGAGTGTACTCAAAGTTGTCGCCATTCATTTTAAGATTGCCGATGTAAGTCATTTTGTTGATATGTTGCGATAAAATACTCATAATAAAAAAATCCTTGCTACATTATGTTAACCATTATAACACAACATAACAAGGATGTAAACCATTATTTTCTCTATTCAGGGAAATATTTGTTTAAAATTTCTAATTGATCTTCGTACTCAGCGATTGCTTTGAGTTCAGTTTCAATAGATTCCATAATATCTGAATGTTCACCGATACCAACTGGATTAGAGAGATAAATCTCAACATTCATCTTATGTTTATTGATATGACCAATTGCATGCGATTTTAATGTTTCTAAAATTTGGCCTCTCATTTTGTTTCCTTTATTAGTTTACGAGTTGAAGCAGGGGCTCCGAATTCACGGGCGTATATAGTCTTGCCTTTATCAGGGCTTTCATATATCATCTTTTTCATATTGATCTCCTATGGGTGTGTAATTAATATTCTGTATTTTTCGCGTAATGCTTTAATACTTCTTTATGCTTTTTCATAATAGAATGTGGAGTAACTCCAGGGTATTGCTTCTCTATTGCATTAATTTCGTTTACTAACGATCTAAGCGCTTTTAATTCAGATGCAGTTCCTGATTCGTGTACTTCAAAATCACCTTCATTCATATTCATAATCATCTCCTATAGATGTGTAAATGTCACAACAAGTGTTTAATTTATCCTTTAGGTAAAGTGCCATGATTACCTTCATGAGATGGTGGCATCCATCCTTCGGGTTTCATTAGGTCTGGAAGTTTTAACGGATTAGGTCGACCTTCTTTAATACCGACTTTCTTATTCATATTAGCAGATAATACTTCATCCCAGGCTTTATGAGAGTCAATATCGTATGCGTCTAATGTACCTATGGCAACAACACAAAGATCAATCAGAGCGTCTACAACCTCTTCTGGATTGTCCATGTTATCCTTTAATTCATCCAATTCTTCTTGTAGAAAATTAGCTCTAAATTCTAAAAACTGTCGTTTTTCTGCTTCATTAAATTCACTAAAACGTTTAGTCATTCCATAATGATTATGCATTTTATTAATATCTGTTACCCAATTTGAACTCATAATATACCCTTATTTAAATTTACCGGTCTTAAAAGAATCGACCGTTCTTAGTTGTTCTTCTGTTAAATCACCAATGATTTTTGTCGTATCGTTATTAGAAGGAATCCATAGAGATCCATCGCTCGACATTTTAAAATCTCTGTGATTTTTAATCATTACTATTTTACCACCATATTCACGGTCTGTCAAATAGTTTTCAGGATTTCTTACAACTGCAATTAATAAATCACAGTGGCGTATTGTTTCGTACGCTCTACCAGTTTTACCGATATGAAAGCGAAATGAATTCTTTTTAAGAAAGCGAACAGTGGTTTTTATTTGCGCGGTTTGTGCGACTCCACCTTTTTCTATAATAAGATCCCATGTACCATACTTATCTGGATTCTTGAATACTTGGCAACCAGTGGATCTGAATAAATCAGCAACTACTTGTTCGCCAAATTCACCTTGCCTTTCAATCTCGGTCATCTTCGTAATACTCTTCGTTATATTGATTTTGTGATTGCTGCATTAGCGTTATCAATTCTACGAGTTGTTTGATATCTTCCATATCTTTAACAGTATCTATCTCTAACTCAATTTTAACTTTAGCCATAATGTATTTTCCTCATTGAATAGATATAATAACACAACTTCCTTGTCATGTCAATAGTTTTATGAAAAGAAATCATCGAGAGTATCGCGTTTTTCAGAAGACCAACCTAATGCGCCAATAATGTTTTCAATTGGACTTAGGAATACTTTTTCAAACTGTAAGTTATAATCAACGTATTGATGTAGACCAAGATCTTCAGGTAACACACTAGGAAACGAAACAATGTTTTCGCGTAAAGGATTTGGCAATTTGAGATAGACATAACGAATCTTATCACCGCCTTGTACCGTTTCAAACTTTTTAGATAGACCTTTTTCATTTAAGAGTCGATTATATAGTATACAACCACGAACATGCATCGGACAACCTTTCTTATATGATCCAGTTCCACGATCTATATACTTATCAATATTATCAGTACCTGAGTTACGACCAACTGCTTCAGGAGATAGTTTAACAAACTCTTCTTTAAAATCAGCAATAAATTTCTGAGTTGCCTCTTCACCATCATTCATAATAACAGAAAAGATATCTTTCATTTTATTACGACAAACTTCAGGGGTTGAAGAACGAACAGATTCGATACCGGTTACAGAGATCTTAGGCTTTTCAAAATGAACACCTTCGTTGTTTAATGCATTCATAATGTAACGTTTCTTAGCAATAAAGATAGAGCGATCGGTGATCTTTTCACGTTTCATTACCATCGCATTACGATAGGCACCCATGTCTTTAGCAAGCTTTTCGTAACCGCGTTCGATGACTTGTTCAATTTTTGTACTACAGATCTTATCGAGGAACTCTTCACCTTTCAAACGATCGATGTCAGTTGTACCAAATACACTTTCAATCAACGGACCGAACTTAACGTAAATAGAGTCGGTATCAATATAAACGATATAGTCAACATTATCAGTTTTAAGTATTTTATTCATATAATCATTAACTGACTTTTCAGCATAACGAATAGATAACTGACCTGATGTTGTAATTGCTTCTGCCATTTCGTTAATATAGTATAAGAAATATTTGTTAGCAGTTGCACCATACAACGAGTTCATTGCGATCTTGATTGCCATTTGTTGATTGTGTAATTGGCTTGCTTGTTTCTTGTGTTCTTTAAGTTTGATTGGATCCTTTTCTGTTTCAATCAACTGTTCTACTTTAAGCATTTCTTTTTTGATAACAGAACGATTAGAATAGTACTCGTTGATTATTTCAGGAATAACACCAAGCTTTTGATTACTAAAACAAACACCGTTGGCAGCAACAGATATCGTAGGATCATCATTTTTAAATTCACCATTTAATACCATTTCTTGAGTAACATATTCACCACGATCATAATCATATGTTTCAGGAGACATGTTATATTGCATCATCAAATGTGGATATAGCGAGTTCAAGTCAAACGATACAACCCATGGATGCATACCTACATCAGGATCTTTAACATAACCACCAACGAGACCGTTAGCAGCCATACCTGGGCCTTTCTTAAGTGGAGGTACAATCTTATCTTTAATCAGTTTACGATATAAAGTAGATTCCCATATTCCTACCGTACCAAATGCATCAGTGTAATTAACACCACCTGAGTAAGCAACCGTCATTACCAATGATA